TACAGAAAAAATTCTGGTTTGAACGGTTAGATCTTAAGGAATATTGTGTAAGATATGATGCTATAAATAAAAGGATAGCGGAACTGGAAAATGAGTGATTCTTTAAAACTTAGAAAACTGAAGGAGATAAGAATAAAAAACCTACAAAAAAATTTACTTGATATACAACTGAAGGGAATAGAACATAGGATAAATATTAACTCAAGAAATAAAGCAGAATTAGCTGCCAACAGCGGCACTTGGGTTACAGAACATATAAAAACAGCAATCCTTAAATATAATTATGAGATTGATAAAATACCAAAATTACTGGTAAAAAATTTTAAACCAGAAGAACTTAAGGAATACGAAGAAAGCGTTTCATAAATCCTTTTTTACCTTTTCTTACCTGATGTGCAGCATTAGCAGCCTCAAGCTCTACAAGACGGCCAAGTAAGGATGCAAGAAATACATCCTGTTTCATTTGATGCCTCACCAAATGAGTGCAGTACCTTTTGACGCTGTAGATGTCATCAGAGGCCAAGATGTCACGGCATCTCTGTTCCACCGATAGCTCCAGCTCCAATGGAGCATCTTCTATCTCGATGTTTAGAAATTTTCTTTTTTTCATTTTACTGGGAAGAGTTTTTCTTCCAGCATCTTGACGATGGCATCGTCTACGTCATTATCTGACTTGGCTGCTAAGTCTTGTAAGATGGACAAACACGCTTTGCGTAGACTCTGCGACTTACCGAACTTGATAAACAGGTTGATTAAAAATTTAGACATAAAAGAATGTGTTCTTTCCCAAACATACCAAAGATTAGCGATTCTGCCCCTCAATACGACTTACGGCTTTCTCCAGCTGATTGATTCGGTTAAAAATTTCTCTAATATCTCTTTCTCTTCTGTTGCTTATGTTTGATAAAACCATGAGGAAGGCGGTGGCTGCTGCCCCAATCAGTGCTGCGTGTACCTCTGGCATTGATTTAAGCTATATTTATGTATAGTATGACTAATAAACCCCAGTTATGGCAGAGAAACCGAAAGAAACAAAGGAATTAGAAGATGATAAGCCTGATTATCAGGAAAAAATTACGTTTTTAGTTTCTACAGTTGCACAAGCATTTATATTGACTTGGTGTCTATTAGTCTTATCACTTGGATATATAAAATTACCAAATAAATTGTTCGGTATAGACATACCAGACCAACCTAGAGTCGATAGTACTTTTGCTGCTGGTTTACTAGGTAATATTCTTGGTGGTCTAGGGATAAGCGTTAATGCAGCGCAGGGAGCAAAGAAGAAAAAGAAAGAAGAAGGTGAAAACGGTGTTGTCGGTAACTCTGGTGGCGGTACTCAAACTATCATAATAAAACAGCCATTAGAGATCGTCACAACAAAACCTGACGTTATCAAAGTTGATCCTACAAAAAAATGAAAAAACTAATCCCATTTCTATTCTTAGTATCAGCACCAGCTTATGCTGATATAACTTCAAAATTTACTACAAGTGTAAGTGTAAAAGTTGACGCTGCTATGACACAGGCAACACGAATGGGAGCATCTTATTCTGCTCAAGGACAGAATATTGGAACGAGTAATACTGACGATCAATTAGGGGGTTTATCTGTAAGCAACAACGCAGTAACTCTTAGTGCTGGTAATTATTCCATAAATGGTTGTGGGGCCACACCATCTGCCTGTGCTACAACGTGGTCATTATCGGAATCATTTACAGCAGCCGACACAATTCCAAGTAGCAACAGCACCATTACTGCTGGAACAGTCCCTAACTTTGGTAGTGTAATTTCAACTGTTGCTGGTTCTGGTACAGGGTCAGGTGGAACACCTACATCTGCTCATGCAATCACTGGAATCAATGAAGGTGGGGCGGGTTCAACAGTTACAGGACAGTTTGTAACGGAGCTAACTATAAGATGATTTATGAAAAAGCTCTTATTGCTGCTTTTGTTGTATGCCATACCTGTTAAATCACAGCCTGTTGTACCAAATTTCACAACGGGGACACTTAGTAGCACCACAAATACAACGACCTCAATCAGTGAGACTATTACTTCTACAGATTATCACGGTGATTCTTATGAGTACACTGTTACTGGATTGGGAGTCACAACCAATGGATCAGTCGCTCCAAATACAACGGATGTTAATGGGACAGTAAATGGTCAAAGCTATACATGGACAGGATTAGATCTATCAAACGGAAACAAACCAGTGTTCAGCCTAACAAATCCAAATTCTGGAAACGCATTTCAGTTTACGGAAACCTATCGTGCGCCTGGAGGGGTTTCAAACGTCACTGTGATCCAAAGAAATATAGAGTCTCAATCTGTGGTCACAAGTACCTCAGTGTTCTCTCAATAATTCTGTTATCACCAACACAGGTGTTAGCTAATGCAGTAAGTCAATCAAACAACGGAAGCGTCACGAATATGGCAATCCAATCGTTAACGGGCAATATGACAACTAATCAATATGGTGGAAATATTGTATGTCAAGGCCCGACATTAACCATAAGCCCATTCACTACATTTGGAGCAAACTACCAAAAACCTTATCGGGATTATTATGAGACACCTTTTTATGATCCAACCGATGCGAATGATGATGGTGTACCTGACAACCCTGGGAATGTACTTTTCAATCAAAAAAACTATTCAGGAACAAATAAAGACAGTTATGCGTTAAATTTTGGAATTTCTGCAAGTTTTAGTATTCCATTAGATCGTGGCTTACAGAATCAATGTAAATCTGCTGCTGATACACAGATAAATATACAAAAACAAGTGTTGGAGAATAAGAGACTTGACTGGCAGATCGCAAGGATTCGGGAATGTGGCAAATTGAAACAGGAGGGAATAATGCTGACTACGGATAGCCCTTTTTACAATATTTGTAAAGATGTTTATTTAGTGCCAAAAGCAAATCAAGTATTACCTCACACCCACAAAATATTAAAAGAAAAGTAGATAGGAAACAATGAAAACCTACCTACTCTGAAGTGTGTGTGAGGAGTCGGTTTATGACCACCACTTTTATATTAGCCATCGCAAAAAAATAAGACAAGCCACGGGCTGTGGTAAGACTTGTCTAATAATTATTCTACCTTATCTTTTTTCTTTGTAAGTTTTTTTACGATATTCTTAATTAATGGTTTGACGATATTAAGTAAAAGTGGAGAACTGGCAGCGACCAAGCCAATAACAGCAGTAGATACAATGCTAGAAACTTCTGGAATGTACCTATCTGGAAAAAACGGGACTGCCTCATAAAGTGTTATACATTCAATCCCATCATCCCCTCTTTCATGGCCAATGACACGCTCTAATCTTTTTTCGTTACGAAAATCCCCAACCCTTTGATTATTTTTGCCAGGACAGGGTTCTAGTTTTATCGTTTCTTTTTCTTTTGGAATATCAGGTATTTCAGGTTGTTTTGCTTCTGGAATATTAGGTGTACTTGGAGGGCTTTCTTGTTTTTGCTCTACAATTTCTATCCTTTTGCGATCATAGTTTATTGGAACATAAGAAGGTATTTTGCCTTCAGGGCAACTATAAAACGCTCCATTTACGTCATCTTCAATAATCTGTGTATTTTTTACTGAAGCATCTCTATGGGTTTTGACACATCCAGGAAGATCTATGTTTGGTAGAGGTACATTTAAAACAGGTAAAGGAGTGGAGATATAAGTGTTTACATTTATCTGTGGGATTTCAGGTATTGTGATCTCAGGTATCTCCATCTTTTATATCTCCTATAGAAATAGACCAGCCATCTTCTCCAAACTTACCTTTTTCAATAATTTTAGGTTTTGTCATTTTTGCATCCATATCATCATGATATTTTTTTATCTCATCATCTAATTCAAATTGTAGTTTTTTTATTCTTATCCAAGCCACAAGTTTATCAATATAATATTTAATTAATTTTTTAAAAAATCCAAAAATCATAGACCAATTTTCTTTGACGGTATTGGTAAAGATGGCCCTGTAAGGTCTGGAAGGTTACTATCTAACATTTTTGGCAAAAGTTTTTGCACATCAGCTAATATCAAATTCATAATTTTATTTTGAAACTGAGGAGACTGAACATATTTGTATGTAAAAAAACCACCGCCCAAGATTCCCAGAACTAAGACTGTAGATAAAATAGAAAGATAATTACAAATTTTTTGAAACATATGATTAAAGAAGTAGTTAATAAAATGGTAGCGCCACTCACTCTGATGGTGCTGTTGCTTCTTGTGGGATTGATGCCTTTGTATCTGATGGCTGGTTTGCTTCGGATGTCTCTTGAATCTCAAGAATCTGCTGTTCCAAAATCTTCATCGCTCCGTTAATTTCATGCAAAGCAATAGTTAGGTTCTGCCTTTCAACAGCTAGTTGTTGTAATCTTTCTTGTAAGTTCATAATTTAGTAGAGTTTTTTACCAGCAACAATAGCAGCATCAATAGATGTAAAGTCCTCTGATGTCCAAATCGAAGTTGTTTCATCTAGTTTTTTATAAGCTTTAATAATTTCAAGATGCTCTACATTACGCTTGATCTTGTCTTTAAATTCATCATCAGTTTCATATGATGCTTGAGCAGTACCGATAACAGTTACGCTATCACCAGCAGCAGAAAAGATTGCTGCGATTTCATCTGCGGTTCTTTCTTCCATGATAAAAAATTAGGTTACTTTTAGTTTACCCTGCTTCGAGGGCTGTGACTTTTGCGGATAATTCTTTTATTGCATTAACAAGTATTGGTACGAGTCTTTCATATTTCATTCCATAACTCATTCCGTCTTCAGTTAAATTACAAACTAACATATTATCTTTTGTATCTCCAAATCCATTAGACTTTTCAACTTCTAAGGCTTCCTGTGCTAAAAATCCAATATGTAATCTATCTCTTTTCTTTGATCCGTCAGGTGTTCCAAAAGGTTCTGCTTCTGTTCCATACCATGTTCTTCTATCCCATCTATAAGTAACAGGTCTTAGTGCTTCAATCCAAGCTAATCCAATATTNAAACTAGTTACATCTGTTTTATCTCTTGAATCAGAGGAAGAAATAGATGTATCAGCACAAAATAAATCTGTTGTACTATTATTACCAAGACAAATTTGATTACTACCTGTTGTTATATTTCCTGATGGACTTGCTGATCTTCCAGCACTTTCTCCAATTCCTATATTATTGTTTCCTGTTGTTACACTTTGTAGTGCATCAGTTCCACAACCCGTATTATTATCTCCTGTTGTAACTGCAATACAAGCACTAACACCTACGGCTACGTTAGAAAATCCAGTTGTGTTTGTTACTAAAGCATCTGTACCCACAGCAGTGTTGTTTGAAGCTGAGGTATTACTTGNCAAAGCACCTTTACCGCAAGCAGTGTTATTAGCTCCAGTTGTGTTTGCTTGTAATGAGTTAGTGCCTAGTCCAGTATTGNTATCAGCAGTAGTGTTTGCACTCAAAGAAACATATCCAATAGCAACATTATTACTTCCCGAAGTATTTGCATCTAAAGCATTAGCACCAAGAGCTACGTTTGAGTGTCCAGTTGTGTTTGCTATTAACGCATCACTTCCAACGGCTGTATTGTTTGAAGCTGTTGTGTTTGCAAATAACGCCCCATAACCTACAGCAGTATTATTTTCTCCAGTACTGTTTGTTCCTAAAGTGTAAGTTCCAAGACCAGAGTTTTTTTGACCTGTAGTAGTTGCAGTTAAAGCTTGAAAACCTATAGCAGTGTTGTTATTAGCTGTAGTATTAGCGTCTAAAGAATTAGCTCCAACAGCTACATTAGAGTGTCCAGTTGTGTTTGCTGTTAAAGCATCACTACCCACAGCAGTATTGTTATTAGCAGTGGTATTTGCATCTAAAGCATTTGCTCCAACCGCTGTATTATCCGTTCCTGTTGTGTTATCTGCTAAAGTTCTATGCCCAAATCCACTATTTTCAGACCCTGTTGTATTTGCAGTAAGTGAGTTCATACCACAAGCTACATTATTATTTGCAGTTGTATTAGCATCTAATGCGTTAACACCAATCGCTACGTTTTGAGTTCCAGTTGTGTTTGATAATAAACTGTTATAACCTACCGCAACATTGTTAGATGCCGTTGTATTACTACTTAAAGATTGATAACCAATGGCTGAATTATTTCCTCCTGTGGTGTTTGCCGATAATGTATTTCTTCCTATCGCAGTGTTATTTCCTCCTGTAGTATTAGCTCCTAGACAGGTTTGACCCACCGCAGTGTTATTTCCTCCTGTGGTGTTAGCATCTAAAGCTGTACTTCCCACGGCAGTGTTTTGAGTTCCAGTTGTGTTTGCTCCTAGTGCGTCAGTACCTACAGCCGTGTTGTTACTTGCAGTTGTATTAGCATCCAAAGCTAAACTTCCTACAGCCGTATTTTGTGTTCCAGTTGTGTTTGCTCCTAAAGCATTGTACCCAACACCTGTATTGTTATTAGCAGTTGTATTCCCTGATAAAGCTGCATGACCAATACCTGTATTTTGAGCCCCTGTAGTATTAGCACCTAATGATCCGTAACCTAAAGCCGAGTTTTTAGTTGCAGTTGTATTAGCATCTAAAGCAAGAGATCCTACGGCAGTATTTTCTGCTCCAGTTGTGTTTGATGCCAAGGCAGACCTTCCCACTCCAACATTATTATCACAAGTTGTTGCTGCTGCTAGTACGTTTTGACCAATAGCAGTATTTTGAGATCCAGTTGTTAAGACATTTAATGAATTTTGCCCTACAACAACATTTAAAGTTCCAGTTGTTATTGCAGCACCAGCATTACGACCTACTGCGGTATTAGCTGCCCCTGATGTTAAAGCAGTTAAAGCACCTGAACCAATAGCAGTATTAAAATCACCAGAAACAGAAGCATCTAAAGCATTTAGACCTAAAACAGTATTTTCAGCAACAGAGTTTGCACCTTTACCTATATTCACTGAGTTTATTGTTCCATCAACAGCAAAAGCTGGCCCACCAGCAAGAGTAAATAAATTTATATGAGCATTATTTGATGTATTTCTAAGCTGCATAATACTTGATGTTGTATTAGCAAAAAATTGACTTGCGTAGTTTGTAGATGGTGCTGATGATCCAGAATTATTACTTGAAATTGCTAGTAATGCGTTATTAATATCAGCTCTGACGTTTGCCCCAGTGGAGTTATCTATAACGTAATCGTGTTGAGCCATTGTCTAACCTATTTTTTTATCTAAGTATATCCTACTTTAAAATTAACTACCACGCCCAAAACCTACGGCAGTATAACTAAATGTTTTATCCTGGACAGCATTACCAGCATTAAGAAACTTAATATTAAAACCAGTACCTGAAATACTTGTAATTTCAAACCTGTCTGTTCCACCAAGATCATTAGCTGTAATACCAATACTTGGTAATTGAGTGCCTGCCCCGACACTTGTACCAGCCTGCCCTGTAAAGAATGTCTGATCAAATGTAATATCAAGGCCAGATGATGATGTACCTGAAGATATATTTGATCTCTGCTCTGTTCTTCTTTCCAGTTCTGCTGTATAACCTAATTGATCTATTTCTATTGATTGTGCTGGGTCATCTGAATCCATTTCGCATCTGAATTTAAACCCACGACCTACATAAGTACCGTTTACAAAAGGATTGAATCTTGAAAAGTTTGCTCCATAAGTACAAGATGTACCACTTGATATTGTTGCACTTGTTGAAGAGGTAACTGTAAATGTCGAAGAACTAGGAACAGAAACAATTTCATAATTACCATCTGTTGCAGACCCAGCAGTAAAGTCAATAACAACAAAATCACCAACAGAATATCCATGAGAACTCTTTGTAATTGTTATGGTCGTACCACTCTGTTCGTAAGTGGCTGAAACTGATAAATCAGGATCTAAATCTGTCGTGGCCACGAGGAGAGAAGCACCGACATTAAATGNGGTGGCAGCATCGAAATCTGTCCAATTGTCGATATTAGCTGTTCTTCTGTCAATCAAATCATTTGGATAAAAACCCTGCGTTACAAAATGTCTGCGTAATCTTAATGGTTGCTTGCCACCTAAATCCAAAGTATTTGCAAATTCATATGACCCACCAGTTATATCGACAGCACCGATAAAATCAAAATCTGCAATACTATCAAAATCTGATTCATCATCCAGTGTTACAAGTGAACCAAGAACAAGACCGTTAACATCATCTGAGAAAAAACAATCTACTTTTGCACCGCCAAAGGGTGGCGAATCTGTATCTTCTCTATCTGTAAAAACTGTTAATTTTGGTAAAGGGTCAGGACTTGTAACTAAAACTGATGTCTCACCAGAACTTAGCCTGCCACCATC